GTTCTAGACATTATAGCATATAGTTATTAGTATTTCAAGCTAAATCCAAGTATTTTGATTTAATAATACTTTCTACGGATTTCTTTACCTTGTTCTTCTTAAAAGACTCTTCGGCATTTTTCATCGCAGCTAACGAAGCGATACGAGCTTTCTCTTCAGAGCCAGTATCTTTTAGCGTTTGATTAAACACTTCGATTGCTACTTTCTTTACAGCGTCACTTTTCTTTGAAGCCCATTGTGGTACATTACCTTGCATTGAATATGGCATATTATCCTACGTTTTCTAAATTACTTGAACTTGTATCTGAACCGCTTACGGATGTTGCAGTACCGTTACCAGTAGTTCCTACAGCCATACCATCGCCACTTCTTGAAGTCTTAGCTGGAAGTAAAGCTTGATTAGGCTCTTGGTCTTGCGGCAAAGAATCTACGCCGATTGATTCACGTACACGGTTTAATACGGCACGATCAACTTCAATCACGGATGTACTAGCGAAACGCTGAATTGCTTTTGAGAATGACTCTAAATCTTCAGATTCTAGATTATCAAAATCCATAGAACCCATGCGAGAGGTATCCCAACCATTTAACTCATATGTTTGCTTGATTAAATCATCGTTAATAACATCACGAATCTTTCGCAGCATTGATTCAGCTGCAGTGGCAGATAAGGAATTTTTGACTTGACCTAAAGCGTTAGAGCCACCACCTGATTGACCTAGCACTAGAATATCTGCAAATAAAGACGTAAGAATCAAATTCTTGTAGTACTCTTTGATCTTGGATGTGTCCATTGCTTTACTGCCGTTTAAAGACAGAAGCTCTAGCTCAAATAAAGGCTGGCGTGTATCAGGATCATGAGCTTGTGGTAGAATCAAAGCTGATTGCTGATTTAGCTGCAAGTTACGCATTACGTTCTCATAATACGCTTTAATGCTTTTTTGCTCTGGTGATGCATCAGAGGATAAATACTGCGGAGGTAGCTTTAGCACTGGAAGTCCAGCTAAATCCTTAGCTACACCGTTTGCTTCAATCTCTTCGATTACACTTAAGAATCTCCAAGCAAGGTAAGCATCACGAAGCATGGATTTACCAAATGGATCACCTTTGTGCCTACCTGCACGAAACAACAGAATTTTACTACGAGGTAAAAGCACAGTGTTATTAGTACGAGCAGAGTAGCGATTATATACATCAGAAACGGCAGATAGGTTTTGTTTTACACCTTTTACTTCATTGCCGTCTTCACTGAATAAAAACTTTTCAATTGTCTCTTGGTTACGAATTGGAAGTTTCTTCCATCCGATAAGACCGTCATCGTACTTTGAGCCATTGGCTTTTAAACGCCTACGATATACTTTTTCATGCACAGAAAAGCCGTACATATTTGCACTCAAAGCTTCAGAGATAAAATCCGACCATGTTTGGTCAGTAAAGTCATGCATCATTTCGTTGATGATTCTTGCTTGATTTAGCTCTTCTTCACTTGCGTCTTTTACGGGTTTAAAAGCCCAATCTACTTTACCGATTAAATTCTCGTATAATGTCAGTGCGGAGTTAATCGTTCCGTGATAAGACATTTGCTTATACGTGTTGATACTATTTGGAAAGTTCAACTCGCGCTTTAATTCGTCAGTAGTTACACCGCTAAATACGTTAAGTCCAAGATAACCGCTTTCGCTTAGTTTAAACCGATCTGGAGTTTCATCTAGTGCTTTTGTCAAAGTAGTTTTAGTTTTTCGTTCAGCCATTAAAGGCTCCTTTTCAGTTATTTGAAGTGATTAACCTATGGTTACACCGTTGTAAGATGGAATGTTATTACCTGAGATACTACCGTCAAATGGATTTGTGCCTGTAAAGTCCGGTAAGGTGAAAGAGGGCAAATCATTATTCATGTTTAAAGCACTAACAGCATCTGAACAAACGTCACAAATGTCATCTCTTTCGCCGCGTCTTAAACCAGTGAATTCTTCAAGTTCATTAAACAACTCTTCATTCCAATCAGCACGAACTACGTTAACAAACCCTGCCTCTGCGATTGAAGAAAATGGTAAGAAACGAATTCTTTTTGATTTTAAAGGACGAATTAACTTACAGTTAATACCTTGCTCGCCTAACTTTCTTTTAATATTAGAGGAGTGAGCAGCACCAGCAGCACCGGGGTCAATTGGAATAGTAACTAAGATATTTGGAAACTCTCTTGCTGTTTTATAAATTAACTCTTCAACAACGTGAGGTCTATCCCTTACTGAAACAAGATGTTCAATAGTGTAAATACCATTTTCATCTCTTGACATCACAAGACCTCTTGTCCAATCAGGGTTTGGAGATTGTGTACTAACAGGTTGAGAAGCTAAGTCAAACGATAAGACCCTCTTTTTAGCTTTCATATTAGGAGCTTCAACAATTGTAGACCAAGCTCTGTGATACAAACCTGCCTCTTCTTCACGAGCTATCCAAGAACCGTCTAAATAAATTCTTCTCTTAATATCAGGAAGAGCCATTAGGTTTGATAAGTAATCAGGGTTAGCTTTGATGAGTGGAATGTTGTCAGTTACGTGCGCCTTGATGCTTCTAAAAGAACGAGGAATACCTTTTCCGTGGTTAGTTTCAGCTTCTTCTAATGAATCGTACCAAAGAGGTTTACCATTTTGTAAAACAAAGTATCTCTCTACGTTTGACTTTTCTTTTAATGGAATACCAAACTCATCTAAATAAAAATCTTTAATCCAGTGATAAACACCGTGGTCATACATTGGATTGGTTGCCCAGAACATTTGAGGTGCATAATCTACAGCAGCGTTACGCATACGACCCATTAATGGTAAAACAAACTCTTCAAATGGAAAAGTAGTAACTTCGTCGTAAAAAACCGCCGAATATTGACTTCCAAGGTGATTAAGTACGTCAGTGCTATGCTGCAAATGTCCAAATTTTACGATAGAGTTAGTAGATGGAACATACATCTCTAGTTC